CAGGGTCAGCTTCGTACAGCTTCTGCATCTTCTTCTGGACAATGTCTACACCTGCAATGCGATAGAGACCTGTCTTATGGCGCACAGTAGTAAACGGTAGCCACCTGTGTATTGACGACACTAGCGTTTGGGAATGAGACCTGAAGGTGTGTTCCTCGGCAACGAACGTCAACTTGTTGTCAGGCGTCAGCCGACATAGGTCTGGCGTATCAGAGTAACTCTGCAACTTGAATACAAATGTGCCGTTACCCTCCTTGAACATACGCAACCAACCAGTGATAGGCTTCCCTTTATGTGGGCTACGCACCCTTGACCATAGTCTCTCGGCTTTCTCATAGCTGTCTACACCTTTAGGTGTTATGCTTAACCAACTGCTCATAGTTTCCTCCATACCCAATGATTTTGAAGTAGTTTGATTTTATCCAGTAAACGCTCTCGCTTGTATATTCTCTCCTTATCGTTAAGCGAACCCAACTCAGGGTCTTGCGTTTCCAGTACAGTCCTATCGACTGGGGGATTATAGGCTTCTACAGCCAGAATAATCTCATCTATATCGACATTGTTCAGAATAGAATGGTAGATGTATTCCCCCTTGTGGAACTCGACCATATCTGTCAATGACTGGTGACTGTTTGACCAATGCTGATTAAGCTCAGCCCTTGATGAACACTCTTTCTTACGCTGTTGTTCAGCGTAGTCCTTAGTGTGTTTAAGCACAGTTTTCAGTGCAATCCATTGTTCTTTCCGCATTGTTACCTCGTTAGTTTGGAAAATGTTACTGCCGCAGTCATGCCCTTGATGTCCATGCTATCGACATCTATCTCAGCTTTCTTGCGTTCTACTATCTTCTTGTGGCGTGTTTTAGCTTCGTCAGGAACTAAATCCCACAGTGCAGGGAAAGCCTTCAGTGCAGGAGCCAACGTAGAATATGTTTTCATGAGTGTGTTGATACCCTCTAGGAACTTCGCTTGCTTAGCTTCCACTTCGAATATCTTACGAACATATTCTTTGAACTCAGGCTTGAGCCAATCCCAACGGCTGTCACGAAAGTCAGCTTTGTTAGACCGCCACTCTGATTTGTAGCCTGTAACCTCTGCTTGAAACTGATGAGGCCAACGCATAGGCTTACTGAAAGTTAGAGTTATCTCATCACACTCATAAGCTTTACTAGAAAACTCAGCGGTCTGGAATACATCCTCTGGCGCATTAGAGAACCCTGAGAATACTAACGCTGTCTCTTCTTTCATTGCATAGGGTGGCAACGAATTGAACTTAGAGATAACGTCAGAAGGGAAAAAGGACTGATACATTTTATCAGCCCAGTGTGCAGGTACATCCGCCTTAGCCTCGTCGAGGGCTTTGGTAAACATAGCCCTCGCATTGTTACGAATGTCTTCACATAGTGAATCGGAAAATCTTACAGTAGCCATAGTATTATACCTCCATCTTTACTACTTCGCCAAACGGCACTTGGTCTTCATCAGTGGTTGAAATCCACAGTACAGGATAGTCTGGTGTATCACCAAAGTCGTCACAGTACAGGTCAGTCAAGAACACACAAGCAACAGGGTTGATGTCATGCTCTTGCATGTATCGAAAGCAAGGACTGAACGCAGTACCACCACCTCCATGTGGTTGGATTACAGGTGATTCGTTCTGCTCATACATGTCATAGTGTGATACCTCAGAGTCAAAGTAGAGAACATGTATCTTCTCAGGATGCAGATCCTCATGGACTTTGATTATCTCTGCCGCATACTGGTTGAGTTCCTCTTGCCCAATAGAGCCAGAGCAATCGACACAGAAGGCTACCTCGCCTAGTGCTTCGCCAGTTATACTAGGCAGATACAATCCTTGCTGTATGAACCTACGATTAGGTCTTGAAAAGGTGCGGTCATTGGTACGCTTCTTGACGAGAAAGTTAGTCATCACTTCAGCCCAGTTTACTTTGGGTTGCAGTATCTCATCGACCAGACGCTCTAGTCCTGCACTCATCTTGCCCATCATCTTGGCGGCTTGAGCCGCTTGAGCAACCTTGACTTTCCACTCTGCCGCTTGCTGTTCTAGTTCAGCAGGTGAACCCTCGCCATCTTGACAGTCATCAAGTGGGTCATCTGTACCCTCTGGTGTGTCTGGTAGAATCTTGTAGATACCATCACTAGTACCGCCACCTGCATCATAGATGTCGTCACTCAACAGGCCACAGTCAGGCATCTTACCAATGCCCTCATCTGACAACAGCTTGTTGATGACATAGTCTGCGGCTTGATTCCACTTGCGTGGTTCACGACTCTGTCTGCGGAAATTATGCTCCATCATAGGATGCATACACTCGTGAGCGATGAGGAACTTTAGCTCCTCATCATTCAACTCATCACAAAAGTTAGGATTAAACACGACTTGCTTGCCGTTAGTGGCGGCAGTCGGTACATCCTCAGTCAGCTTGAACGGCATGTTCATAGCAACATTGCCAATGAACGGATGCTCAAGCACAAGAGCAGTCTTACACTTGCTCAGTCTTCTACTAATCTCCATTGTTAGCTCCCATAAATGCGCCCATCTTAGCCATGATAGCCTTAGCTTCTGCGGCTTTATCACGACGTAGGTCAGGGTCATTGCGTAATGCATCAGGATGATGCTTGGTTAGTGATTGCTCAACCTCTTGACGCATAGCCTCAAGGTTGGGGTCATCGGTGAAGTTCAGCCTAGTAAGGACAGAACATATCTCCCTAGTATTCTCGACAAGAGTGTCACGAAATACAGCTTTGGGATCATCTAGCTTCTCAGCCATGTGCTTCACTCGGTCATGCAGTCTGTTCCATGCTTCCTTCATGGCGTTTTGAGATGCATCAACAACCCTGCGCTCAACGTCAGCAGTGATACGAGCAAGCTCTTCCTCTGCAACGTCAACTCTGAAGTCACCGTCTGGTACTGGCATGATTGACATATCCATATTGAACTTAGATGCAACTTCATCTTGTGGTGGATAGTCTGCCTCGTTGTACAACGTGTTGAGAGATACACGAGCATGGGTCTTGAGTCGCATATACTCGGACAAGAACGAGTTAACTACCATCTGCCATTCATACTTCTCCTTGCGGAAGTCAGTCATAAAAGACAGGTAGTTTGCACTAGGCAAAATCTGCGTACCGTCAATGCCCCACGGTAGAGTGTTTGCATAGTACTTCTTGCGGATGAGTGTAGACTTCTGGTGTACATTAGTCAGAAAGTCATTCATCGGAAGCAGAGACTTGTTGTATCTGCCTGATTGTACAGCCGCATTATTGGCTGAGGCTACCTGTTCGGTAGCCTTCTTGTCGTACTTACGAGCAGTCCATTGGGATATGGATAGCTGTACGAGTAGTGCTTTATCTGATAATTTCATAGTTACCTCCGTTTCTAGAATAGCACATCTTGGTGGTTAACAGCCCAGTTAGTAAACGCTTGCGTCGAGGCTAGCTCAGGCTTCTTACGAGCCGCATATGATACGGTTAGTACAGAGAACTCTGGCTCCATACGTTCCGCATAAGTACAAACACGTTCGAAGTTGTTCTCAGTTGCTCGTTCTGCAAGAGAGCCACACAATGCGTAGCAAGTAGCAGGGTCAGTCGGAACATCAGCAGTCTTAGGATTCATGATGATGTTGTCAGGGTTAGGTAGCTTACGATAGATCCGTATAAAGCCAACAAACTCTGCCGCTGCACCTTCACCTACAGCACCCTTGAAGCATTCGAACTCAGCCTCAGGACTGACAGTGCCAAGTATTGCACTGACACCCTCGACCCAAGAGCGTGGTGTAGGATTCTGTTCACGCTGAGCATCGAAGTCATGCAGTAGTGCAGGACGAAAGCCAATGAATGAAACGACCTCTGGCTTGACCTCATTGTCAATCATCCACCGACGAGAGTCGTCAAGGTGTGTGTCTAGTTCGATGACAGTCTCACGGTTAGCGAGGTGGGTAAGTATCTTCTGAGCACCTGCTCTGTCCTCTTTCCTGTTGCCAGTAGAGACGACAGTCCAACCTGCTTTGAGCTTGACACCATGCAGTGTTCTAGCTTGCTGAATATTGGCAAGCACTTTCTGCAAGTCATCACCTGCTTGATTACGATCATCGAAGCAGAGAATACCAAACTCAGGTATGTCATCACGACCAACAGCAGGGTACCAATCAGGTAGCTTGTATCCGAATGACTCACCGTCAGTGGCAACGTCAGGGATACCGAAGTCCTCGACTAGCATCGTTGGCATGTGCTTCTCGATGTAGCCAATACCCATCTCCTGAGCAGCTGTTCTCACAATGGTTGTCTTACCACCGCCAGGAGCACCGACGATAGACAGCGGACGTTTCATAGGAAATAAATCCTTGATAGTTTGTTTTAGTAGTTCGGCTCGCATTTATAGTACCTCCTTATATGCTTGGAACTTATTATGGTCAGGGCCATAGGACACTTTCATGTCCTTAGTTCGTTGTGCTTTAGCACTACCTTTGTTACTGAAGAATAGTGGCTTACCATTATCTCCATTAACGATAGCTCCACTCTTGATGTACCGAAGTACAAAGAGTTTCAGTGCGGACTTAGTCATGTGTAGTTACCTCCATGATTTGTGTTAGTGTTAAGCATGAGTTCGTCTCAGTCCATAACGACTCATCCCATGTTTCACAGCCAAGAATTAAATTGATGGCTATGAAGGCGATAAGAAAACCTACCGCTACGGCTAGCAGTAGCCCTCCGATAATCTCTACACTCCTAGAAAGCATAGAGACCAAGCTCGAAGTAACCGTCGATAAATGCGAGAATACCTGCCGCTAGTGCAGACAGTAAAACCCACCAGAACATGTCACCTTTCATCGAACATACCTCCCTTGTTATTGACACCCTTCAAATCCTCAGGATTAGTGAAGAGCATATAGTTTGACTTGTGCAGTGGAGCGACAGTATAGACTCGCTCTCGTGCAAGCTTATCCCCACAGACTAGACAAGTGTCATAGCCGAGGGCTGAGCGACGAGGATGAACCTCGCCACTACAACGAACACACTCAACGGATGACATAGAGAAACCCCTTACGTTGACAGTTCTCAATATGCCATTCAGATGGCATGTCGTATTCTTCCTGAGTCAAGTTCCACACTAGGAAGTTACCTGTAAAGTAACCTAGAATGCCTGACTTAGTGCGTGATAAATAAACTTCTTGCATAGCAACCTCATTGATAGAGTTAGTAGAAACACGAAAAGGGAACGCCATTGAATGACGCTCCCTTAGGGGTGGATTAAAGAGTGACAATGTTATCGTCAGCCTTCTTGACCTGTGTTACAGGGCCAGCAATAGTCATCTTAGGCTTGCCCCATTTACCTGCTCTAACGACAGGTGTATCACCACGCTTTACAGCATCAGATACATGGTCAGCATGAAGAACTTTACTATCACGCTCAATAGTCTGGTTGACATTGGGGATATAAAAGTCCCAACGATTAAAGCCTGCATTAGGATTAGCATCACAGAATGCCAGAGCAGAAGCTAGACACTCACCTGCTGTTTCAGCAGTGTACTTACCCTCAGGATGAGGCTTGAGTTCAAGAAGCTCAGTAGTCTTGTTGAATTGTAGATTAAAGTTACCTTCAAAAGTCTTAGTCATAATGACCTCCAGTTAGTGTTAAGTTTAAAGACCCTCTAAGAGGGGTGGCACAACGCCGACCCAAAACTTGACACAACCGAGCCGAGTTGTCAAGTTTGCCCCACCTTTAGATTTGATAGGTATCTATAGAGTCAGACTAGAGAGGGGGGCGCAGATTAAGAGTATCTATTGAGAACAGATACTGAGAAGATGAGGATAATCAGGGGGTTAAGTGTAAGGTATCTAAACTATCTAGTTATTTCGGAATAATGTAGTGCTACGCGCAAATAGTATTATCACTGGATATTTAAGTTTAGGAAAGGGTATATGAAAAAAAACTATATAATTTAGATAGTTTAGATAGTAATACTATACATATGGCTCGTAATATACTGATTTCTATGGCCTTACTGTAATGCGATTGTATAGTTTAGGTATCTAAAACCCCCAATATTGTGTCAACTTAGTGTTAGATAGTATAGATAGTACTAAAACATTACATTAGAGCGAGCCAAAACCCCCCGAGCAATGGGGGTACACACACAAAATAGTAGAAACTTGACACAAAAAAAGAGGAGCCTTGCGACTCCCCTAGTAGTTATTCTTGAGTTGCTTGCCAGATAAGCACTCCGCCTATCCATGTTAGCAATCCTATGGCTGAGATCCCTGCGTACACCAGCAGATATATACCGCTGATACTGTGGTCACTCTCGATTGTGCCGACTCCTGCCATCATTAGTAAGAAACCGGACATACTTAACAATATACTAGCTGCTTTCATAGTTACCTCCATTACTAGTGTTAAGTGAGAGGGGCGATTGCCCGCCCCTCTCTGTTTGTTATTTGACCTGTATGACATTGACCAGATGTTTTGGTATTCCAATGTCGTGGATCAAGTGTAGAGCGTAGTTCTTAGCGGCTCCTTCAGTCTTGTAGTACCTGAAGTATATTGTGCCCATCTCAACCCAATCTACACAGTAGCGCCTTAGTTTTTCAACTTTCATAGTTGCCTCCGGTTGATCGCTGGGAGCCGAAGCTCCCAGCTGGTTGAGTTAAAGAGTAACGATGTTGTCGTTAGTCTTTGTGGACGGTGCATCTGGGTTGACCAGATCCAGCCTTGGCTTGCCCCACTTACCAGCCTTGATGACTGGCTTGTGTCCCGCTTTCATCGCTTTCGCAATCTCGGTTGCCGCCATTGTCTTGGATTCCCCAAGGTTTTGGCTGACGCCCTTGATGTAGAAGCTCCAGCGGTCGAGGCTTGCCTTGTGCTTTTTGGCGGCTTCGACCACCAGTTTAGCAACTTGCTCGGCATCTTCAGCACCATATTTGCCGTCGATAGCCTTGGCTAGGCTAATTACACCTGCTTCTTTGTTCAGACGAACGTTGAAGCGACCCTCAAAAGAACGTGTATTCATAACACTCTCCTATATACCCACAATGTCAAATAGCGTGGCGGGTGTGGGAAGCCCCGCTTCCGCCTGCCGCCGTTCATCAGCGACAAATACATAAGGCCATAACTTTACAAATATGTCAAGTTAACCTGTTTTACTAGGGCTTTTGCCATACTATATTGACACTTTGCGCGAGCGCATACGAACACCTAGAGGGGGGTACACATGGATTTGCGTTGCACCCCCCACCCCCATATAAGTAAACCTCACATAACAAGACCCCAAAAAACGAAGATGTAAAGTTTTGAAAGTTTCTTGACAGCCCCGTAACTTACGAACTACATTCCTATTATGGACACACTACCGTTAAAACATACTAAATGGTCAGACCGCCTAGCTTTCGATATGGCTTTAATGCTCGAGGGCAGTGGCGAGACTTTGGATGAAGTTAAAGACAGGCACAACGTAGACGCCAGTAATCTTTTGATATTTAACAAAGACCCTGTGTTTTTGAAGAAGGTCGAGTCGTACCGCGAAGAAGTTCGTGAAAAAGGTATGACATTCAAACTCAAGGCCCGTGCACAGGCAGAAGAACTCCTGACAACAAGTTGGACTTTAATCCACAGCCCAGATGTTTCTGCGGCAGTAAAAGCAGACCTGATTAAATCAACAGTGAAGTGGGGTGGCCTAGAACCAAAGAACGAGGTCAACACGGAGGCAGCAGGTGGCGGAGTTAAAATTACAATTAACCTCGGAGGTCAAGACCACACAGCGAGTGTTATTGATCACGAACCTATTGACGAGATTCACGGAGAGGTACAAGGGGCAGAAGATGGCCACCTTCTCGACGCTGGATGAGTGCGAGCGGTGCGCGAGAGTTCTCACGCAACTTAACGTGCGATACAAGCAGACGATTAGGAGAAAAAAGACATTGTCTAATCCTTACGCAATAGTACTCCTCGACGATCCTGATCGTCTGCTTGCCATAGATGAGGTGCAAAAATGTCCGCACTGTGGCATGAGTACTATAGAACACAACTGGTGTAAGACCTGTGGGGATATAACTTGGTTGGATGAGTATACAGACTTGTCTAATAAGATGGGGTGGCCAGGATGAGTAAGCGTTGGACAGCACAGGAACGAGAGTGGCTAGCGTATAAACGCCAGTCAGTAGAAGAAAAGAAGAAGGATATAACACTACCGTCTATGCCGTGGGAGCAAAAGTCTATACTTGACATGACGGCAGAAGAGCTTGCAAAAGCAATGGATAGATTGGAGGAAGACGAGAGTGCCTCTCGATATTGACTTTACACCGTCTTTGACTGCAGCAAAGTTTATGCAGTCGGACGCTAAGATGCGGGTGCTTATGGGGCCGGTTGGGTCTGGTAAGTCTGTTGCTAGTTGTTTTGAAATTGTTCGTCGGGCAAGTTCACAGGAGCCAAACGAGCAGGGTATACGCAAATCGCGGTGTGCTGTCGTGCGTGAAACTGTACGTCAGCTGACAGATACTACAATTAAAACGTTTCTTGATTGGTTTCCACCTGGCCCGTGTGGTCAGTTCATGCGTACAACCAAGACATATTTTTTTAAGGTAGGCGATGTTGAGTGCGAGATTATGTTTCGTGCGCTCGATGACGCAGACGATGTAGCAAACTTGAACTCACTAGAGCTTACGTTTGCATGGTTTAACGAGTGCAGAGATATTAACGCCGAGATCGTAGACGCTATGTCTAAACGTATCGGACGTTTTCCTTCGAAGAAGGATGGCGGGCCGACATGGCATGGTATGTGGGGTGACACTAACCCCCCGACTATGGATACTTGGTGGTATTATCAGATGGAAAAGCTGAACCCAGAAGACGGGGTCAGTGTAAATGATAACGGGTGGGATGTATTCAAACAGCCGTCTGGGCGAAGCATCCATGCCGAAAATGTGGAGAATTTGCCAGATGGATATTATGACACCCAAGGACGTAGCGAAGAATATATCAGAGTATTCATTGACGGAGAATACGGACTCAGCTCAGCAGGACAGCCGGTCTACAAGTATTTCAGGCCCGACTATCACATGGCCAATGAAACTTTGCAGCCTATTCTTAATGGTGTGCGCCCTGTCGTTGTTGGCATGGATTTGGGCTTGACACCAGCCGCAGTTATAGGGCAACAAGATCCTCGCGGGCGAGTCTTGGTTCTAGATGAGGCAGTGTCCTTCGACATGGGAATACAGAGATTCGTCCGCACCATTCTCAAACCTATTATCTATGAACGCTTTGGCGGAGCGCCTATACTGATTGTGACTGACCCAGCTGGCGTACAGCGGGCGCAAACAGACGAACGCTCGGCAGTTGACATCATTAAAGCTGAAGGTTTTAGAGTTATATCGGCCAAGACAAACAACGTGTCAGCACGTTTGTCTGCGGTGGATGACTTCTTGATGCGACATGTTGACGGTGACAGCGCGTTTCTCGTAGATCCTAAATGCTCGCAGTTAAAAGCTGCCATGATGGGTGGCTATAGGTTCCACCACAAAAATGGCACAATAGATAAAAATAAACATTCGCATGTAGCTGAAGCTTTACAATACTTCATGTTGCATGTATCTACTGCAGGTGAAGGCTCAGTGATACCTGTAAGACGAGATGTCAAAAGAGTTGCAGCAGCAGGTTGGACTTGATAGAGTTTACATGTCATCTCGACACCTTCATAGTTACCTCACTAACCCTCTGCAGATTGCCCCTGCAGGGGGTTATTTCTTTTACTTGCGTTGAAACTTGTTGCCATGTATAACTTAAAGTGTACACTATAAGTGTGTAAAGAAAGCGAGTTGCCATATGACCGATAGAGAAAAAGAATTACGCGCAGAGTATTTTGATGGCCCAGCCTCTGATAGTATGAGTCTAATGCAGTTTTTTCTATCAAAAGGCTTTGACCCTAGAAAAGAAGCACCCAAGGGTAAAAAGATGAAAAAGGGCGGTATAGTTCGCATGTATAAGCATGGCGGAAAAGTACCAGAGCCATATAAAGGTTTCTCCCAGCTGCCAGAAGAAGTTCAACAAAAGATGAATCCTGATCTGGCAGCAAAATATAAACACGGCGGCTTAGTGCCGAAGCGGAAGGTCTAAGTATGCATAAGAA